AGATACCTCTATAGTCAGATACTCCAAACGAGTATCTTTCTCTAGCTTTGTATCTAACGTTGCCAGTATCGAAGTCTCCTTCCATAGCAGTTTTTAATGCTGCTCTTTGGAACATCTTCATACCATTTGGCACATCAGTGATAAGATACCAACTGTCAGTGTCAGTTAAGAAATTGTTCACTCTATATCCTTGAGGAACCATTCCCATTGACACAACAGCATTAATATCATTATCAGCTGTACCAACTCTACCTTGAGATTTCATCAATCTCTCAGCAGTAAATTGGTTAGCCGAAGGAATAATCATCTTCATTGCTCTAGCTGCTACTCTCAAACCTCTTTCATCAGTCATTGCAGCAATGTCAATCAATGCTTGCTCTAATGATGTTTCGTTTAAGTCTGCTTGCGTAGTTAAAGTGTTTTTAACATTTGTTCCACTTACAGTTGTGTGTGCAGTATTGAACAAAGATACACCATCACCTGAATCGAAATTATCTACACTTGGTAGACCATCGTTTAAAGGTTTTGCTGCTTTAACTTGTTTCGCATTAGACATAGAACGTGCCAAAGCTTTTGTATATCTAGAAGCAAGTCTATCGTAGAGATTATCTTCGATAGCTTCTTCAGTTATAGCAAATGCTAAAGCTACTGTGTCGTGAGTGTAACGAGCAGAGTAAGTTTCTTGAGCAGTATCGAATGATACTCCTTGACCTTCTGCTTTTACTTGTGCGTTAGCGAATCCAGATAACATCACTTCCTCTTCGAAAGCTCTGTCACTTGATTCAGTTACATAGATCTCAGCATGCT